CCATACCTTATATCTACTGAATATAAGAATTACTCAGGTCTCTGAGCATAATTTGCCTAGAATCTAGGCTGATTGTTGGATAACGAAGATCACAATTCATAAGAAAATCATGCATACGCATCCTAAATAAGACGTTAGTCTCATAGGAAAGGACAAGTATCTCGTGATCTATGTTGAGGGAGTAAGCCTCAAGATCAGAGCGCAGCTGAGGATCAACCGCTGAGAAGATACTTAATCCATCAGTAAAATTGCTGACGGTGGTCAGCAATGAGTAGTGTCTAGAAGACACTAAAGCTTTAGAGCTCACCCGAGAATTGAAATTTCCTGGATAGACACTGTGGGCAACAAACCAATTTAAGGGCTGAAAAGGACGACCAGAGTCGTCAAAGTATCTGCCAAGAAAGTACAAGTCTTGATAGGGTGAAGTGATCGAGTAATCAGAACCTATTGAAAAACCCAATGATTCGACGTGGTCTATATAGGGTTTTATACTGATTAGACTACAGAGATAAAGACCATCGTCTCCGTAGACCGACGCATGAGGTACACTCCCTGAGAGAATAGAAAGAATGTAATCTATTGATTTCCCTCTAGAAAGTAAGAAAGAAGAGATCAGAAATACGTGTACCCAAGTGTTGTAAAATGTAGTGATGAACTCACCACTGATTGTTGTTCCCATAGTAAAAGATGGAGACATGTTAGTACCAATCTTCTGTTCCATGAAGCGAGTCTTATCTAAATAAAAGGGATGATAAGTGCTAATTAAAGCACAACCCCAATAAATATTAAAGAAATTTCTTTTCCTGTGAAAAAGAGGCTTCTGCTTAAAAGTATAAACAAACATAGAACTAAAGAAAAGTAGCTTGAGATAGGGTTTTGACGTAGAGTCAAATTTTGAAAAATCGATGTTAAGTAAATCGGATTTTTCGCGTAGGGCTAACCTACGTAAATCCTGGACGCGATGGCAAAGCTGAGAAGGGTTGAGACCCACACAAGAGAGAGGTTGAGTAATTGATCTATCTAAAAAGCGTTTGTTAATACCAAAGAAGAGGTAAGCTTGTAAGACAAGAAATATGATGTCTACAACGAAGATAATTCTACTCTTGTGAGAATAGAGACCATCTTTTCCATTACGTACTACCTGGTAGCGGGG